GCCCTGGAGCAACGGCAACCTGCGCCCTGGAGCAACGGCAACCTGCGCCCTGCGCAATGCATAATGAATCATGGAGCCCGTGCCTAGATTACTAGGCACGGCTTAGGAGGTATTACTACCCTTGAGCCCTGAATAAAGAATCAGGGCTCCAAGCTAGTTGTTATTCAACCTCTTCAACGTTGTTATATTGACTTTCAGCGTCTTTGATTTGCCAAGTAGACAAGTCAACCACCTCAAGGGCTAACGCTTCTTTTGCCTCTTCTAGTGTTTTGGCTTCTATTATTTTTTCATACGTGATGCTCTCATCGTATGTTAATTTAAACGTTTTCATTATTCAGCCTCCTTTGTGTCTTCGTATTGGTCGAAATCAAATTGAACAGTTTCCAAATCTACCGTTGGCGTTCTTAACTTTAAAAACCAAACGGGGCATTTTTCCAGCCACTGTTCCCAAGCTTCATACGCTTCTTGTTTATTCATTATTCAACCTCCGCTAGTTTCATTTCAACAACGTAGTATTCTTGCTGTTCCTCGGGGTCGACAACTTTACAGTCAATGAAATGTCTTCCATCTTCGAAAGTGTCGAATATTTGGTTGGGATACATTCTATTTCCCATCCAGTCTATTATCTTCCATTTAGTCATGTTCCTTGCTCCTTTGTTAGTTATGATAGTGTTAGCTATCCTTGAGCCCTGCATAACGGAACAGGGCTCCAAGTTAGCTAATTATTTTCACAAGTACAGCAGGCCCCATATGGCGCAGGGTTTACCATTGAGCCGATGTTCTTGTTCCAAGTGTCTGGATAAGTTTCATTAAAATGGGTTTCGTCTAAATATTCCGCAGTAGCCGAAACTATTCTAATATTTTGATTTACTTTATAAAGATTGATCAAAAAATCTCGGTAGCCGTGCCAACATACAGCGCCCCCAACTCTTCTTTTTGATCCATCTTTGTTAGTTAACCAAGCGCTTAGTCTTTGATATTTGGCTTTGTTCGGGCCCTTCTTTAATTTAATTCTATAACAATTCTTAGATAGTGGGTTATAATCCAAAGCTATTTCTAGATTGTTAGCTATAGAATTAATTGAGCCTTCAAAGTTTTCTATTGTCTTTACGTTATATACTTTCATTGTCCTTGCTCCATTGTTAGTTGTTAAGGCTGGGACTGTGCCCGTATAGGTTAATAATTTATACCCCGTTGCATTGTACCAGCCTTTATTAATAACGGTTTACATAACAAGGTTTGCCGTCATCTCCTACATTATCTTATATCAACGATAATTAAACAAATAAATTTTTTGATTTGCCGTTGTTCGAGATCAAGTGTTTCGCTTAAGTCCATGCGACATATTGTCGCAGGGGTCATGGCTCATGGACACACTACTAATAGCGTGACATATTTGCCACAGCCAACTAATACATGTGGGCGGGTCCCACCCCCACAGATACCACTACATATAGCGTGACATATTTATCACGTGACATTTTTGCAACAGATAACTATTACATGTGGGCGGGTCCCACCCCCGATGAATCCCTATTGGAATTACGATTTACTTTTATTTTGGAAGGGGGGAAGGGGTAAAAACAAAAAAGGGATCCTAAAGTCTACCCTTTATTGCTGGATTTACACACCCGGGTAGGGTATAAACTTTTTAAGGTACCATAATTAAATATTATGCTTGATATTAAAAAAATAAAGAATGTAAACAATATTGCTGATCCAAAAATTAGAAAGCAATTAAAATTAGATTTTTTAGCTAAGATTAAAAAAACAAAAGATAAATCTATTCGTTCTGATTTCTTAACATTTGTAAAACATATTTGGCCAGATTTTATAGAGGGGTCCCATCATAAAACAATTTCAGATAAATTTAATAGATTAAAAACTGGAGAATTAAAGAGACTCATAATCAACATGCCACCTAGGCATACTAAATCTGAATTTGCTTCTTACTTTCTACCTGCTTGGATGATAGGAAATAATCCTAAATTAAAAATTATTCAAGCAACTCACACTGCAGAACTAGCTGTAAGATTTGGACGTAAGACAAAGAATTTAATTGATTCTGCAGAATACAGAGAAGTATTTAATACAAGACTACAAGAAGATTCAAAAGCTGCGGGTCGCTGGGAAACTGATCAAGGTGGCGAATACTTTGCTGTTGGGGTCCAAGGTGCGGTGACCGGTAGAGGTGCTGACTTGCTCATCATTGATGATCCACACTCAGAACAAGATGCATATTCACAAACGGCATTTGATAAAGCATACGAGTGGTATACTTCAGGACCACGTCAGCGTTTGCAGCCTGGCGGACGTATTGTTTTAGTTATGACAAGATGGTCAACAAAAGATTTAACTGCACAACTCATCAAGGCTCAAGCAGCAGAAAATAAAGCCGATCAATGGGAGGTAGTAGAATTTCCTGCAATCCTTCCAAGTGGAAAACCTGCATGGCCTGAATATTGGAAATTAGAAGACTTGCTAGCTGTTAAAGCTTCAGCAGGTATTTCAAAATGGAATGCTCAATATATGCAAGATCCAACTGCAGAAGAAGGATCATTGCTTAAAAGAGAATGGTGGCGAGATTGGACCGAAGAGTACATCCCACCCCTTGAGCATATTATTCAATCCTATGATACGGCGTTCATGAAAAAAGAAACTGCGGATTACTCTGCAATTACAACATGGGGTGTATTTAGATTAGATGAAGATTCACCACAACATTTAATTTTATTAGATGCAAGAAAAGAACGATTAGAGTTTCCTGATCTAAGGCGCCTGGCCTACGAACAATATACCTATTGGAATCCAGATACAGTTCTAGTTGAATCTAAAGCATCAGGGCTTCCTCTTACTTATGAACTTAGACAAATGGGAATACCCGTTGTAAATTTTTCACCAAGTAAAGGTAATGATAAACATACTAGAGTAAATTCTGTTGCACCTTTATTTGAATCAGGAATGATATGGGCTCCAAAGTCTAAACAATTTGCACAAGAAGTCATTGAAGAGTGTGCTGCCTTTCCTTTTGGAGATCATGATGACCTTGTAGATTCTACGACTCAAGCAGTTATGCGTTTTAGACAAGGTGGCTTGATTTCTCACCCAGAAGACTATATAGATCCACCAGCATCTTTAGACGATAATAAGATTTATTATTAATGAAAAAATTAACAACAACTATACCACCTTTAAGGGGTCCAAATCCACAAGGGTTGAATATTCCTACTAAAAAGGTTAAGGTAATAAACTCAAGGAATTTAAATGGCAACAATAGACAAAGCACTTCCAAACGAAGTTAGACAGACAATAGAAATTGGTAATGAGCCAGTAGAACAAGAAATTAGTTCTACCCCGCCTGATATTAATAGTACTGAAATAACAGAAACAGAAGATGGAGGTGTTGAGATTAATTTTGAACCAGGTGCTTTTAATCAAGCAGATACAACAGATCATTTTGCAAACTTAGCAGAACTATTACCGGATGATGTTTTAGATCCATTAGGAGAAGAACTTTATGAAAATTATTCTGATTATAAACAATCTAGACAAGACTGGGAAAAAACTTATACGGATGGTTTAGATCTTTTAGGATTTAAATATGAAAGAAGAACTCAACCATTTAGAGGAGCTTCAGGTGCAACACATCCAGTGCTTGCAGAAGCTGTAACACAATTTCAAGCTTTAGCTTACAAAGAATTATTACCTGCAGAAGGACCCGTTAGAACTCAAGTGATTGGAGTTAATACAAGAGAAAAAGAAGATCAAGCAAATCGTGTTAAAGATTTTATGAACTATCAAATCATGGATGTCATGCAAGAGTATGAACCTGAATTTGATCAAATGTTATTTTATTTACCACTCTCAGGATCTACCTTTAAAAAAGTTTATTATGATTCTTTACTTGGAAGACCTGTTTCTAAATTTGTACCCGCAGAAGATTTAGTAGTTCCTTATAACGCAACTTCATTAGAAGATGCCGAAGCAATTATGCACGTAATTAAAATGTCAGAAAATGAATTACGTAAACAACAAGTATCAAAATTTTATAAGGATGTAGATTTAGGTGAACCTGGAGATACACCAGAAGATCAACTACAAAGAAAAGAAAAACAATTAGAAGGAATTCGTAAAGGTAAAGGAGAAGATATTTATACTTTAATCGAATGTCACGTAAATATTGATTTAGAAGGTTTTGAAGATAGAAATCAAAATGGTGAGTCCACAGGAATTAAACTTCCTTACATTGTAACAATTGAAGAAAACTCTCGTCAAATTTTATCTATTCGTAGAAATTTTAATGCAGGAGATCCTAAGAGACAAAAGATACAATACTTTGTTCATTTTAAATTTTTACCAGGTTTAGGTTTTTATGGATTTGGTTTAATCCATATGATTGGTGGATTGTCACGTACAGCAACAGCTGCTCTTAGACAATTATTAGATGCAGGAACTTTATCTAATTTACCAGCTGGATTTAAACAAAGAGGTATTAGAGTTAGAGATGATGCACAACCTATTCAGCCAGGCGAATTCAGAGATGTAGATTCACCAGGTGGAAACATAAAAGATTCTTTCATGATGCTTCCATTTAAAGAACCATCACAAACATTATTACAATTAATGGGTATTGTTGTTCAAGCTGGACAAAGATTTGCATCCATTGCAGATATACAAATAGGAGATGGTAATCAACAAGCTGCTGTTGGAACTACTGTTGCTTTACTTGAAAGAGGAAGCAGAACAATGTCAGCTATTCATAAAAGATTATATGCATCTTTAAAACAAGAATTTAAATTATTGGCAAGAATATTTAGTTTATACTTACCACCTACTTATCCCTATGATGTTGTTGGTGGAACTAGACAAATTAAACAAGCTGACTTTGATGACAAAGTAGATGTTATTCCAGTTGCAGATCCCAATATATTTTCACAAACTCAGAGGATTAGTTTAGCACAAACTCAATTACAATTAGCTCAATCTAATCCTCAGATTCATAATTTATATGAAACATACAGAAAGATGTATGAAGCATTAGGAGTAAGAGATATTGATAGAATTTTAAATACCCCTGAAAAGCCAATGCCAAAAGATCCGGCCCAAGAACATATTGATGCTTTAGCTGCAAAACCATTTCAAGCATTTAAAGGACAAGATCACAGAGCTCATATGACTGCACATTTAAATTTTATGGAAACAAACTTTGTAAGAAATAATCCTATTATAATGGGATCACTACAGAAAAATATATTAGAACATATTTCTTTAATGGCTATGGAACAAGTTGAATTAGAATTTGCTCAACAATTACATATGTTACAACAACTGACTCAAGCACCTGAAATGGTTCAAAATCCAGAAGTACAAAAAACAGTACAACAATTACAAGTTCAAATTGAATCTAGAAAAGCTATTTTAATCGCTGAGATGATGGATGAGTTTATGAAGGAAGAGAAAAAAATATCTTCTCAATTTGATAATGATCCTCTTGCTAAATTAAAAGCACGTGAATTAGATTTAATGGCTCAAAACAATGAGAGAAAATCTAAGGAAGCTGAAGATAGATTGAACTTAGATAAAATGAAAGCTATGATGAATCAAATGGCTACTCAAGAAAAATTACAACAGAATGAAGATCTGGCAGAACTTAGAGCTTCAACATCTTTAGTTAAACAACACCAGGCTAATTTAAATAAAAAGGTACAATGATATGGCTCTTGATCCAAATGATCCAAATTATACTTACAACCTGTATCAACAATATTTAAATAATCCATTAGTTAATTCTATTAGTCCTAATCAACAAGGAATTGCAAATCCTTATATTACAAATTTATCTAACTTTGGTGGTGGAGATACAACAGGAGTAGCTTCTAATACAAATGCAACAGGAGCTTCTATTTCTGACATTGGTACAAGTATTTCAAATGCTATCTCTGGAATAACTTCTATATCACCTGCTTCTATGGTTAACAGTGTAGTAGGAATGATTGGTAATGCTATTACTAATACTTCTATTCCAGGAATAATGGCAACGATTGCAAACATGATGGGAATAGGACAAGAAGCTGAAGCAGAAGACACTGGAGTAGATGCCCCAGAAGGTATTGGACCTGTTGGAGATGTAGATGTTGGAGAAGTTGGAGATGTTGGAGATGTTGGAGATACCGGCGATGATGGAGAATCTGGAGACGATGGAGATTCTGGCGATTCAGGAGATAGTGGAGATTCAGGAGATTCAGGAGATTCAGGAGACTCTGGTGGAGATTCAGGGGGAGATGGTGGTGGCGGAGGAGACGGTGGCGGAGGAGGAGATGGCGGCGGAGAAAAAGATGGCGGTCTAATTGGTTATTATAATGGTGGAATAGTAGATATATACAAACTAATGAAAATGGGTTATATTTAATCATGGACAAAAAACAAAAAAAAGTTAAAACAGTAATGCATGAATTTAAAGCTGGAAAATTACACAGCGGTAAATCAGGCAAAATAGTTAAGAACCCTAAACAAGCGATAGCAATCGCATTATCGGAGGCAGGTATGTCAAAAAAAGGATACGCAAAAGGCGGAGTAGTTAAAAGAAATCAAGATTCATCATCTGCTTATGGAACACAAGTTGGCGATTTTAATAAATTTTTAAATTCTGACGGTTATAAAAAAGGTGGAATAGATGTTGAAGTTTCTTCAGCTCAAGAAACACAATATCAACCAGTTAAAGGTCAGAGAAGAATGATGCCAGATAAAAGAAAAATAGCTAAGTGGTTTTAATATGCTTCCAATGCTTGGAGCTATTGCACCTCTTGCAAAAATTCTTTTTAATACAATTGAAAAAGCAGTTCCTGATAAAGATCTTCAAGAAAAATTAAAGGCACAATTACAAACTCAATTACTACAATCTCATACACAAGAACTACAAGCAGCATCAAGAATTATTGAAGCTGAAGCAAAAGCTGGCTGGTTTGCTAGTTCTTGGAGACCTCTTTTAATGTATGTATTAATCTTTATCTTGGTCTGGAATTATGTTATAGGACCTGTTATAAAAGTATTCTTAGGTGCAGTTATAACCTTTGAATTACCCGGCGATGTTTGGACATTATTAAATGTTGGACTTGGCGGATATGTGATTGGTCGTTCAGCAGAGTCGGTTGCAAGAACGATGGCTAACAAACCGACAAACAACCAAGAAAATGGTTAAGGAGAAAAAATGAGAAACGATTACAAACAAAGACCAAGACCTGCATTTAGAGGTGGTGGAATTGCTTTGAGAGGAATGGGTGTTGCACTTAGAGGTGGTGGAATTGCTATTAGAGGAATGGGAGCTGCTCTTAAGGATGGTGGAAAACTTTTTGGTGGAAAAGAAACTTATACTGAAGAATTAGCAGAAGCTAAATCAGTTAAATCTGGAAAAACTTCTCCTAAAGCTTTTGTAAAAAAAGAAAAAGCTGAAAAGCATAAAGGTGAAGAATTAAAAAGTTTAGCTAAACAAGCTAAAGCTATTAAAACTGGAAAAAAATCTCCAGAAAAATATGCTGAAGAAGAAACTGCTGAATACATGAAAAAAGGCGGCAGAGCTAAGAAGAAAAAATAATGTCTGGACTTGGAAAACAGTTAAGAGGAACAGGCATTGCAAAAATTATTAATGCAAGAACAGGTTTTAAAGATGGAGGAGAAACTTTAAAACCTGTAGACAAAAAAGAAAACCCTGGTCTTTCTAAATTACCAACTTCTGTTAGAAATAAAATGGGATATATGAAAGATGGTGGTTCTGCTAAACCAGGTCTTTGGGCAAATATAAATCGTAGAAAAAAATTAGGTATATCAAGACCTAAATCTAAAACTACTATATCTGCTAAGGCTTACGCAAATATGAAAGCTGGTTTTCCTAAAAAGAAAAAATAAATGGTTCAAATTAAAAAAAGTTACGGTAGAAGCTCTAGAAGAACATCTAATGTAGATAAAAGTAAATTTTTTAAAGTACCTAATATTGAAAATTTATATAATTTTAAAAAAGGTGGTTTAATTAGTAAAGGTCAAGGAAAAGTATCAAGATATAAAACAACTAAATTAATATAATGGCTGGACTTGGAATTCACAACAAAGGTTGTGGAAAAGCTAAAATTATTCCTGATAAAGAAAAATTTAAAGCCGCAGAAGGTGGAACTCCTGCATGGCAACGTAAAGAAGGTAAAAATCCATCAGGTGGGCTAAACAAAAAAGGTATTGCATCTTATAGAAGACAACACCCAGGTTCAAAATTATCATTAGCTGTAACAACAAAGCCTTCTAAATTAAAGCCAGGATCTAAATCAGCTAATAGAAGAAAATCATTCTGTAGCAGAATGAAAGGAATGAAGTCAAAATTAACATCTGCTAAAACTGCAAGAGACCCAAATTCAAGAATTAATAAATCCCTTAGAAAGTGGAATTGTTAATATAACCAAAGGAGAAAGAACATGGAAGATGTAGATATAGCAAGTAAATTACAACGATTTATGAAAGATCAGCTAAGTAATTTAACTACCATTGCTACTTCTGGTAGCGTTGACAATATGGAAGATTACAAGTATATCTTAGGCCAAATTCGTACATACGAATATATCTTACAGGAGATCTCTAACCTGCTAAACAAAAAGGAGCTAAGACAAGATGAAGGAAACGTTATCAAACTCGACTGAAATACCTAAAACAGTATTAGGTCT